AAGTAAGTAGTATTTCTGGAACGGGTTTTACTGTTCACTTCAAAAATTCATCAAATGCTTCGATTGATAGAAATTTCACCTATCAGGCTGTCGGATTTGGTAAAGGAGGGTAGAATATGCACAAGGTAGTTTTCTAAATGGCACAAGTTTCAGACTATTCAATCGCTAATGGCACGGGCTCTGCCGTAAGAACTGACCTTAATAATGTCTTTGCTGCTATACAGAGTCTAAATAGTGGATCAGCAGATCCTAGTGGTACACAGGTTGCGTTCCAATTATCAGTTAATACAACTTCAAATTTATTAAAACTAAGAAATGCAGCTAATAACGGATATATCGAAATCGGTAATGTCACACAGGCAAACTTAGGTCTTGCTCCAGTTGCAGGAGCAACATTTACTGGAGATGTTATACATAATTACACAACAGCTTTACAGATTCCTGTTGGAACTACCGCACAAAGACCTGGTTCTCCCTCAACAGGAGACTTTAGATTCAATAGTACGACTACTTCTGCTGAAATATATAATGGATCTGAGTTTACTGCTGTGGGAGGCGGTGCTGGAGCTACGGGAGGAGGTAATGATGAAGTATTTTTTGAATCGGACACTAACGTGACCACGAACTATACGATAACATCAGGAAAAAATGCACACACAGTAAGCCCTGTTATAAACAGTGGAGTTACTGTAACTGTGCCTTCTGGCAGTTTACTTGTTATTCTTTAATTATGGCTTTAAACATTAACGGCACTACTGGTATTTCTGGGGTTGATGGGTCAGCTTCCGCACCAGCCTTACAAGGAACAGATAGTAATACAGGAATAAATTTTGCATCTGATACTGTAAATATAAATACAGGTGGAACAACTAGAGCAACTATTACTTCAGGTGGAGAATTATCATTAACAAGTAATATGAAATGGGCAAGTGCCAACCCATTTGTATATACTTTTAACGGAGGTTCAGAGGGCCAAGTAAGATCAGGGATACAATTTGACGGAACAAATCAACTGATTGGAGCGTACACAGGTACAAATCAACGTGCACAAATAGATTCTGCTGGACGTGTAAAAATTAATGCTACAAGTAATGTTTCAACTGCTGTTGGAGAAATATTCGCTAGTGACGCTGGAACTAATGGAGGATATGGTGGTGTTTTCGCATCTAACACATCTGGCGGTTATTCAACTATTTATTGCAAAACAGGGTCTAATGTAAGTACTTTGATTTATTTTTATAGAGATACTTCACAAATAGGAAGTATTACTACAAACGGCTCATCTACTTCATATAACACAAGTTCAGATTACAGATTAAAAGAAAATGCTGTTGCAATATCTGATGGCATAACAAGATTAAAAACATTAAAACCATATAGGTTTAATTGGAAAGCTGACGCTAGTACAACAGTTGATGGTTTTTTTGCACATGAAGTGACAGCAGTACCAGAAGCCGTAACAGGAACAAAAGATCAGGTATCAACAGATGAAGATGGAGCAATTCCAAAAGGAGATCCAATTTACCAAACTATTGACCAAAGCAAACTTGTACCTTTACTTACTGCTGCATTACAAGAGGCTGTTGCTAAAATTGAAGTATTAGAAACTAAAGTGGCTGCTTTGGAGGCTGGATAAATGACCGCAAAGATTAAACTAAACGCAGCATCAGGAGGTGGGTCTTTCAGCTTACAAGCACCCTCTTCTTCTAGTAATAATAGAGTTTTTACGTTACCAGATTCAGCAGATGCAACACTTTTAACTAGCACAGCATCTTTAGGAAAAATCCTACAAGTAAAAACTAATACAACAAGGGATTCAACTGGTAGTGTTCATTGTAATCCTACAAAAACTTACATTGATATTCCTGATCAAAATGTAACTATTACACCTTCAGCAGCTAGTAGTAAAATAAAAATTTCTTTTCATCAATTTGGAGAAACAGGTTCTTCAGAACATGTATATTCTTTTAAAATAAAACGTGCTATTTCTGGTGGAGCTACAACAATAATTTCAGCACCTTCATCTGGAAATAAATCTGATGTTTTAACTCAGCCAACTACAGTTTATTATGCCGCTGATAATAACTCTACACCATCTGTAGCACATTTATCTAACTACTTAGATAGTCCTAATACAACGAGTGCAATTACATATACAGTTCAAATTGGAAATCACGAAAGCACTGGTTATTATTATTACAATAGGACTATAACTACAAATGATGCTGTTAGTTCAGAATTAGGTTTAAGTTGGATAACTGTTGAGGAGGTGGCGGCATGAGTTTAGATCACGAAGCTATTTATAAAGCATATTCTGATTGCGTAAGAATAGATGATTCTACAGGAGCTTTTAAGGCAGATGGGACACAGATAACACTTGTCCAATCTGATATAGACGCTGCGAGAGTTACACTAGATGCTGAAGCTGCTGCTGTTAAGTATCAAACTGATAGAACAACTGATGGTTCTACAATTTATGCTTCTTTTGGAGATCAACTTGATATGTTGTATGCAGATATGCTCGCTGGTAAACTAGATACAACTGGAACGTGGGCTACCCACATCAAAGCGGTAAAAGACGCTAACCCAAAACCTAGTTAATTATGTCAGAAATAAAAGTCAATTCAATCAAGGGGGTAGGAGCTAGTGCTGCTGCTATTACTGTCAACAATAGTGATGGAACGTGTACTGCCAATCTTACAAACAGAACTAATAAAAATTTGGTGGTCAACGGAGCGTGTCTTATAGCCCAACGTGGAACGTCATCTACATCTGGTGGTTATCAAACTGTTGATAGATTTAAAGCATTTTGGTCAGGAACAGATGAAGCACTTACACAAGCACAGGTTGATGTTGCTTCTGGAACTACACCATATACCTCTGGTTTTAGAAAAGCATTAAAAGTAACAAATGGCAACCAAACAAGTGGTGCTGGTGCTGCTGATTATGTAATTATCAGAACAATTTTAGAAGCACAAGATATAGCAAATAGTGGTTGGAATTATGTATCTAGTTCAAGCAATATAACTTTATCTTTTTGGGTTAAATCAAGTGTTGCACAAAATTTTTATGGAACTGTTCACACAAAAGATAGTACTGAATTTGTTTATCGTTTTGAAACTGGTTCGTTATCTGCTGATACTTGGACAAAAATAACAAAAACAATTCCTGGAAATAATAATTTAACTTTTAATAATGATAATGGTGAAGGATTAAGAATAAATATTTTTCCTTTTTTTGGAACAGATTATACAGCAAGCGTTTCTTTAAATGCATGGTTTGCGTATAGTTTATCAACTCAAACTCCTGATAGCACCTCGACATGGTACACAACAAATGATTCAACCTTAGAAATTACAGGAGTTCAATTAGAAGTAGGCAGCGTGGCAACAGATTTTGAGCATAGGTCATTTGCACAAGAATTTGATCTTTGTAGACGTTATTACGAAAGATGGGATGGAGCACAATTTAATCCCTTTATTACAGGCATGGCTTATCAATCAACTATAGGTATTGCAGATTTTCATTGGTATCCAAAAAGGGATGTACCAAGTCTTGAATATAGTAATCTATCTCACTTTGACAGATTGAAATCTGCTTCATCAAGTGTCAGTTCTGCAATAACAAATTTAACTTTAACTAATACTGGCCCAAAATTTAATTATGGTAATTTATATTGGAATCACGATTCAATGACAGGTGGACAAGCAATTATGTTTAGAACAAACAGTAATTCTGCCTATCTTGCTATTTCCTCAGAACTTTAATTATGGCAACTTATAAACTACATAAATCAATTTGGACAGGAGAGGTTAATTCTGTAACTTTAACTAAAGATGATGGAAGCGGTATCAATATACCTTTTGCAGAGGGCAATAAAGATTATCAAGAATACCTTGAGTGGGTAGCAGAGGGAAACACAGCCGAAGCTGCTGATTAATTAACCTTTTCTTGCATTTGTCTTGTCATTATCCCCATAGTGACGTAGAGAGGGGATAGAGCTACAATAAGCAGTAATACAAGCACACTTGAAAAAGATAGTGCTTTTAA